GCCATCAACGATATCCTGGGCCAGGTGGATTGGGCCGCCGTGGGCACCACACTGGTGGGCTGCCTGCAAGCCATTGACTGGGCGGGCCTGCTGACCCAGGCAGGCACGTTTATCGCCAACAGCTGGCCGGTGATGCTGGCTGCACTGGCGGCCAGTCTGCTGCCGCAGCTGGGGGCCTTTATCCTCGGGACGGTGCTGCCGTCTCTGGTGGGGCATCTCGTCACGCTGGGCGCAACGCTGCTGGGCCAGGCTGTCACCTGGCTGACCGGGACGTTGCTGCCCGCTATTATGAGCGGGTTGTCGGCCCTGATTACGGCGATTGTGGGGGCTATCGGCCTGTGGCCTGCCGTTCTGCTGGCTGTGCTGGCAGTGTTGGCGGCGGCCATTATCGCGTATCTGGTGACGCACTGGGAGGAGATCAAGCAGAAATTCAGCGAGACTTGCGAGATGCTGACCGAGAAGATGCGCAGCGCGGGCGAGAATCTGAAAGCCATCTGGAACGCATTCTGGCTGACGATTAAGCTCATCAGTATGCAGATTTGGGAGAATATTACCACTGCCTGGAGCAATTTTTGGCAGGGGCTGCACCGGTTGCTGAACAGTGCCGGTGCGGCGCTGCAATCGGCCTGGTCGTCGGCCTGGACGGCGCTGGGCAACACGGTAAAGAAAATCTGGGACGGCATTGTCGGGACGATAAAGACCGCGGTCAACAGCGTGATTTCTCTCGTCAACGGTATGATCTCGGCTGTGGTTGGCGGCGTGAACGCCGTCATCGGGGTGCTGAACGGATTCTCCTTCGACGTGCCGGAGTTTGCGCAGGGTGCGCTGGGCACGGCGAAAATCGGTTTCAACATCGACCCTATCACTGCGCCGCAGATACCCTACCTGGCACAGGGTGCGGTCATTCCGGCCAACCATGAATTTTTAGCCGTGCTGGGCGACCAGACCAATGGCACGAACGTGGAGGCCCCGCTGGAAACCATACAGGAGGCGCTGGCGGAGGTGCTGGCGGCCCAGGGCGGACAGGAAATCACGATCCGCTTTGCGGGCGACCTGGCGCAGCTGGTGCGTCTGCTAAACCCCTACATCGACAAGGAAAACAACCGCCGCGGAGCGCGGCTGGTGAGCGGAGGTGTGTACTGATGGTCATTGTAGACGGCATCGGCTACGACATTGACGTGCTGCATCTGAAACGCACCGCCGATTTTCTCGATAAATACGCCGAGCGCACAGAATCCGGCGACCTGAAGCGCGAGCTGATCGGCGTGTACTTCAACTACAAGCTGGAGCTGGGGCCGGGCATCAAGCCGGACGAGTACGCCCGGTTCTGGCGCAAGCTGACGGAGCCTGTGGAGTTCCACACCGTCACGGTGCCCGACGAGGCGGGCGACTACACATTCAAGGCGTACTTTTCCAACGTGGGCGACGAGCTGCTGCGCAAGAAGGGGGCCAAGAACTACTGGAAGGGCCTGACCGTGAACTTTATCGCGAAGGAACCCGCAAGAACGTAAGGAGGCGGACAGATGCGCACCAACACGCGCGTGGAATTTGGCCTGTACGACGTGACGGCCCGGGGCGACAGCAGCCCCGCCTGCGACGCAGCGCAGCCGTTTTGCAGCCTACGCCGTGACCTGCTGGTGGAGGCTGTCCCCAGCCAGGTGAAATACGGCACGCTGGAAAGCCGCCAATGGCTCATGGATGGGAGCTTCTCCTTCTTCCCCGAGGTGCCCGAGGCGTACTTCTGGGGGCTGTGGAGCGCCGTGCAGTCCGGCGAGAGCGGGGCCTTTACCGACCCGCCTGTGCTGGACATCCAGTTCAGCCAGGCGCACAGCAGCAGCGGCCTGACGCTGCACTTTTATGCGCCTACCGGGGACTGGGCCAGCAAGCTGAAAATCCAGTGGTACGGCGCAGACGGCGGCCTGCTGGCCTCCGCGCTGTTCACGCCTGACGCCGTAGATTTTTACTGCGCCAAGAAGGTAGACCGCTACTGCCGCATCCGGCTGACGTTCCTGGAAACCAACCACCCGGGACGCTACCTGAAACTGGCTGGGCTGGATTACGGCGTCTACCTGCACTTCGCAGGAGACGAGATCGTCAAGGCCCACGTGTTGGAGGAATGCGACCCGCTGAGCGCGGAAATCAGCATCAACACGCTGGGCCTGACGCTCTACAACAAGGAAGGGCGCTTCTCCATCCTGAACCCCGAGGGCTACTTTGACGTTTTACAGCACAAGCAAAAGCTGACCGTCTGGGAGGATGTGAGACCCGAGGCACGCAGCACCAGCAGCACGAGTTACTGCATGGGCACGTTCTACCTGTCCGACTGGGAGAACAGCGGTGACACGCTGGCGGACTTTACCGCCGTGGACGCCGTGGGCCTGCTGGACGGCGCACCCTATGACGGCGGCGTCTATGACACCACTGCCGGGGCGCTGGCAGCGGACATTCTGGACGGATACAGCTACACACTGGATGAGGAACTGGCCGCCGAGCGGGTACAGGGATACCTGGCCGCGGGTACGCGGCGGGAGGCTTTGCAGCAGCTCGCCTTTGCCATTGGCGCGGTGGTGGATTGCAGCCGCAGTGACCTGATACGCATATCCCCTGCCCCGGCCCGGGCCAGCGGTATGATTGCCTACGACCGCAAATTCCAAGATGGCAGCAAGGTCACACTGAACCCCCTGATAACTGCGGTGGCCGTGACGGCACACCGCTATCAGGCCGAGGACGCCGCCAGTGAGCTATACAAGGACACGCTGGAGTCGGGCACTTACCAGGTCACGTTCAGCGCCCCGGCTGTGGCCGACAGCCTGACTGTGACCGGAGCCACCCTGGCCGGGCGCGGCGTGAACCGCTGCACCCTGACCGTGGCAAAGGCCGGAGAGGTCTGCGTGACCGGGCGCAAGTACGTGGACAGCACGATCGTCCTGCGCCGCGCCGCGGCGAACCTGCCGCCCAACGCCCAGGACAACGAACTGACCGTGACGGATGCAACGCTGGTCAGCCCCGACCGGGCCACCGCGGTGGCAAACCGGGTGCTGGACTACTACGCACAGCGGTACGAGCAGACCTTCCGCATGATCGCAGGGGATGAAAAGCTGGCCGACCGCCTCATCGTGCAGAGCTTCGGCGGAGAAATGGTACGCGGCGTGCTGACCAAGCTGGAATTTGACCTGACCGGCGGCTTTGTGGCCGACGCCAAGGTCGTGGGGCGCAGGCTTTCGGGCACGGCAGCGGCCTACGCCGGGGACGAGATCCACGCCGGAGAAAGGAGCCTGATCTAGTTTGTGGCAGATTCCCATTTATGACCGCACGGCGGCCAACGTGGCCGAGGGTGCGGACAAGTGCTACATGAACGCCGAGACACTGAACCGCATCGAGGGCAACACCGCCTATATGGCGTCGCTGCTGGGGGCGAAAGTGTCAACGCGGCACTGGGAGGCGACGGACTTTCTGACGCGCAGCGAGATGGAGAGGATCCTGCAAAACATCCAGGCTGTGCGGGATGCCTACTTTGTGCTGCCGGGCACATCCGACCTGCCCGAGACGCCCACGACACTGTACACAGGCATCAATGCCATGGAGGAAGTGTTGTGGAGCCTGCATGAGCTGTGGCGACGCAATAGCATACGGCGATACACCGGCGAAATCTGCGCCGGGCAAGCGATAGGAGTGATCTGAATGTTTGAGAAAAAGACCTGGGTCAACCGCCAGAGCGAGCACCCCGCCCGCCGACGCCTGACCCCCACAGGCAACGACAATGAGTTCGACGTAGCCCGCGCCGAGGGCGTCATCATGGAGGATGGCGACGCATTCGACGCCGAGACGATGAACGACCTGGAAAAGCGCGTGGCCGAGGGGTTCTCTACGCTCGACCCTGCTGATCTGGGCGTGAACGTCTGCGTGCAGGTGTACGCCTGCGTCAAGTCGGGCACGGTGTACGAACTGACAGGCTCGGGCGCGGTGGGGCGCTGCAAAATCCCTGCCGCGTGGAACAGCGGTGATACCTGGTCGGTCAATGGCAAGGCCGTCCCCGCCTACTGCGGTGCGGACGCCGTGGAC